AATTGGTTGGTTTTATTGATTTTTTTGGTGGTGTAGTACCATTGAAGTCTAGGCCAGAGCATGGGTATTAGCAAGCAACTAAGTTAGATTGATTAATACAGTAAGTCCAGCTTACTATGGTAAGGGTAGTTGGATAGTTTCACATTGTGAATAGCAGCACCTTGTTGTACAACTTATCAATTAACTTATCAACTAACTTATCAACTAATTTATAAACTAACTTATAAACTATGTAAGTATCTTAGTAATCTATTAAAGAAGTTATAAAAGTTATATAGAAAGTAACAGTAACTAAGTAAAATAATAGAGATGGTTAGTAAGTCCATTTTAGATTGTGTAGTTAGGCATACATCTTCCAGGCATGAATGGTAATTCAAAGTGTCCAATTTCGTTGGGTAGAAATTTCTTTGCTTCTGTTCCTCTTGGTCTTCCTGGTAGATTATAGAGATTGAATTGTCTTGGTAGTCTTAGTTTGCCTTTGAGTACAAGTTTTCCAGTCCACCAGAATGTTGCATAAGTAACTATTCTGTTGTTTCCTAGTCCATCTGTTTGTAGGTTTTCTGTGTAGTTTGGTGCTAGTTTGACTAGGAGTTGTCCTGGTGGTCCATCTTTGCAGATGAATGGAGCGTGTGCTGACATCATTGGTTTGTGTGTTGTGTCTGGTGTTTTGGTCCAGATTGCTCCCCATGGGTATTGTATTCCTACATCATCTACTGCTGTGAATGGACCAAATGTGTTGTGGTAGTCTTGTGTCCAGAATTCTTGTCTGCTTGGGATGTTGTTGGATAAATTTGCTTGGTGTGCATTTTTTGGAGCCCAGTCTGTTTGTCCTGTTATTGGTAGGTTGTTTTGCCACCATTGGTCTCTGTGTGCTGGATCATCATCTCCATGATTATAGTCAAAGATTGCTTTTTCTGAGGCTCCTTGTGTGAGTCTTACTTGTGGATCTGTGGACCATGGTGCTTGGCTGAATGGTGCACCTGGGTTGATTGCTGGTCCACCTGAGCCATAGTGTATTCTCCATTCTGGCCATGAGTATCCTATGTGGAAGTTGGATACTCTGGTGGCTGCTGACATTGGATCTGATCTGTCTCCCCATTGCCAGCCATTGATGTCTATTATGTTTCGTCCTTGTTGTCCTATTGCGTTTGGTGGTTCTGTTGGATGTACTGAGCCTGTGTGTCTTGTGGATTGCCAGTGGTAGCTGAGTTGTGTTGGTTTTGTGTTGAATTTGTATGGTCCTGAGGTCCATGAGTCTCCTGTTCTTAGTAAGTCTATTTCTGTTGTGGTTTCAATTGGAGTGAATTGTAAGTCATCCCATTTGATTTCTTTTTTGACTTGTTGCCATTGGTTTTGTTGAGGTCCTGATATTATGTCTATTGTGTTCCAGAAGTTGACATGGTAGCTGTATTGTTTTAGTTTGCATGGTCTCCATGGAATGTAGCCTAGTGAGTCTAGGTACATGTTGTCTGCTACCCAAGGTAGTTGGTTGCTTTCGTCTAGTGCTACTTGGAGGAGTGCTGTGAGGTCATTGTTGTATTGAGTGGTTTCTTCTGCACCGCTGCCTTGTTTGCTTACTGTTTTGATGACTATGTTGTCTAGTGTTTGGTCGAGGTGTTCTAGTGTGACTTCTCTGCATGTGGTTGTTAGTTGTTGGAAGTCTGCTGGGTTCATCCAGGTTCCCCAACTGTTTGGATTAATTAGGAACCATGGTGTTTCTACTTGTGCATGGTAAGAGTCATTTATAGTGTCTCGACCTTGGAGAGTTTGGTCAGTTGGGAATCTTGGTCCTCTGTCTGTGTCATAGATTTTGTATTCTTCAGACTCTGACATATTAAGGTGGATATGTCTACTTGAGTGACAGACGATAGTAACTTCATCACCATGATAGTAAAACTCAGTCCTATTATTGTAATTACCAGTGCTGTGCCCGACACCGCTTCCACCCCCACCTCCACCTCCTCCAGCTTTAGCACTAGTTGACGCAACGCTTGGTTGGTCAGACTGTTGTTCAGATACATCTTGTGTGTCAGTCATGCGAGCTTTTTTTCTAGCAAGGTTAACAAAGAGATAAAATGGCTTACCTCTTTTGGTGCCTGCTTTGATGTGTTTGTGGCTGTATTCTGGTTCGGTGTGTTTGGTTTTTGTCTTCTTTTTAGCTGGAGGCGCCAGTTCAGGAGCTAGTGCTCTTTTGGCGCGAAAGACAAAGTTACCAAATTTTCCTCCCCAGTCTGTTGCTTGGTCAGTTTCTTTGATAAAGTCTTCGTCGGCGTGATTGTAATTCCAGTAAGGATTGTGTCCTTGTTTGATGAGTTTGTTGTATTCCAAATCGTGTTTTCTTGCAGCGTTGTCAGATGGATTAGTTGGTTTTTTGCTGAAGTCTTGATTGAAGGGTCCCAGGTAGTTGTATCCAGGCGGAACCCAGCCTAAAGAGGTTGTATGGTAAAAGTATAGTTACCATTTTCAGTTTTTATTAGTAGAATATTTATAATCCTTTGTTTGTCAAAGTAGAATAGCCAGATGAAGAGGCTCCAGATTAGCAAGACGAGAGTTAAGCTTAGTAAGGTTGGTAGAAAGCTCATTAGTAGTGTTCTTTTGCTTCTTGCTCTTGGAGAGCTTAGCTGTCTTGCTAAGTTTGTTTTGCTGTTCCAGTTGAAGTAGGAACTTAGAAAAGTCCATAAGAAGAATAGGAAGAATAGTAGCATTAGGCAGAAGCCTATTAAGCAAGGCAGAGAGCGCCAGAGCTGTTCTAGGCCCTCCATGGTTAGTGTTATAATGAGAAAGTGAAACTTACCTCTAGCTTTTCTAATTGCTGGCATTCACATCCGGACCGGAGAACAGTGGTTGGCCATATCCTGTTGCCGCCAATTCTTCTATGTTCTCCTCCTCCTCCGGAATGGTTGCTAGTGCTCGCTCGGTTTCTTCAATGTCTTTTAGGAGTAGAGCAAATTCTTTGTCTTCTGGATCTAGTGATTCAGCTAGAGTTGGTTTGGTTGATTTAGAAGTTGATTGTACAGTTCCATTGTTCCATTCTGTTGGTGTGTTTGGAGGAGCAGAAGGTTCTTCTTCTTCTGTCTCCTGCTCAATGAGATGTGAAGATGCTTCCTTAGGTTTTGTATTCCAATTTTCGCCCCATGTAGGCGTGGTTCCCCATCTGTCTATGTATGACCACATGGTTGGATAAAATCCATGTCCTTCTAGGTATTTGAAGATAGCTGGCAGTTCACTATCTTCTAACAAACCATGATCACCACTTAGTTTGTTTTTGAGTTCAAATCTTAAGCATCTGTCCATTATTGGTTGCCTGTGTTCTACTTTGAGTTCTGTGCCAATTATTACTCTGGTGATGTCTTCATTGGTTGTCATGACAACTGGAGTTGGTTCAATTGATTTACTGCCTTTGCCTTTTTGGTCAAGTCTGATTGCTTGGCCACTCATGATGGCTTTGAAAGAGTTAACTTGAGTGCCTAGGTTGCCTGCTTCTTCTATCCAGATTAGGTTTTTGTTTACACAGTCATTGAATGGGAAGTTGGCATTGCTTGGATTGTAGCAGCCTGTGTTACCAACTAACTTTGCTATTTTTTGAGCTAGTAGGCTTTTTCCTGTGCTTGCAGGCCCACATAGTAAGATGGTATTTCTTTTGCCCATTTGTTTGTTAAGGCAGCACATGATTGCATGGTAGACTTTTTGTGGATTCATGTTGTTGTTTTTGATTAGTTTCCAGGCCTTGGTTTTTTTTATATGTTTAAGTTTGCCTGGATGTTCTTTGACTAGGTCATAGGCACTTTTTTCTGTTGCAATTCTTAAGGTTGCTATGTCTAAGACAGCACTGCAGGTTTGTTCACCACCAGGTTGTGCTATGAATTGGATGTAGCTGTCTGGATCTTGGAGCATCCATTTTTCTCTGGTGATGATTCTTTTGTCAGTTAAACTGTCTACTGTTTCTTTAATTGATTTTTCTTTAGCAGACACCATTCTTTTTATTTTTTTTTGTTGTGGTTGGATTGTGGTTAGTTCACTGTCATCCTGTCTCCGGAAGAGATTTTGACAGTGCCTAGCAATCAAGTATCTGTCATTGAAGCTTAGATTGTTAAGTTTGAATCCACTGTCTACACTGTAGATGTAGCCTTTGTCATCATTTGTTATTACTGGTTTTTTGATTAAGAAGTAGTTTGCAATCATTTCACCAAAGTTGATGTTTTTGCAGTATGCTTTTTTGGTTTGTGGATGTGTGTATTTTAGCACATCAACCCAGTCATTTTCTTCAACTTGTTTTCTGAATTTGGTTTGTTGTAGTAAGGCCTGTAAGTGTTCACTGTCCATAGCAAGTACCAGTGTTAGGTATAGGCCCCATTTTTCTGCAAAGTATTTTTGCATCCATTTGCCTGAGTGATTGTTGATTTTTTCACTGCAGACTAGTACATGGATGTGTAGGCCTGTGTCTTTTCCCAATTCACTTTGTATAAACCAATCAACTTCATTTGGTTCAATGTTTTTTACTTTGAAATAGTCAAATAGAGTTTTTTTCACCAACCCTGTGAGTATGATTGCATTTCTGTGAGGTGGATTCATGATAGAGATTTTTTTGCTTTCATCCCCATCCCTGTTACTCACAGTTTGTTGGTCTAGTTCAATCACTTGCTTGATTTCTTCATTTCTTGGATTTTTTCTGTAGTCTTTCCAGGTGATATTGATTCCTTGTCCATCTTTAGTTGGTTTGAAGTGAAGATCATTTAGTTTGAAGACAAAACTTAGGCCTTGTTTGTCTCTTTTCTTTTTAATCCAGTCTATGCCATCCATGACATCTTTGCTGAGAGCCATG